ACATGACTGTGACCGTCAGGTCAGTTGGTGACCATCTTGCAGACGGCCGACTCGGTGATGAGGCCCCAGCCCCAGATGGAGTACCAGGCGAGGGCGTGCTCACGACCGAAGTCGAGGACACCACCGTCACGCAGTTCGACCGGGAGGCTGACCGCCTGGCCGAAGGCGTTGTCGCCCAGCATGATGGCTTCGAACGCAGCGCCCGAGGGGAGCCACGGCTGACCCCAGCCCGGGACCGCAACGCCATCGACGCCGGTCTGGCCATCGGCACGACCGTCCTCGTAGGCGGCCGGGACGGCGGTGATGCCACCCGACTCCACGAGATCGGTACGGAACTCAGCGGCGTACTGCGTCGGCTCCACGGTCTTGCCACCGGGGAGAACGGCCGAGTCATCCGAGTCCATCGTGGCCGAGAGCGGGGCGCTGATCTGCGTCGTCTCGATGAACACGACGTCACCGATGCGGCCGATCTCACCGAGCATGAAGTTGCCGGGGGCGGCGTACTTCGTGACTTCGATCCACTCCGGGGTGTCCCGGAGACGGCGGCTCTGGTGGGGGTGGATGAAGGCGACGTACGTCTCGCCCAGCCGGGGGATGTTCTTGCTGGCGAGCACTTCGACAGCGTCCTTCACCGTGTGCGGGTGGAGGAAGTAGTCGGTGCCACCGGTGACCGCAGCGACGTTGGCTGCCGCCGTACCCGGCTCGTACACACCGTAGCCGGTGGTGATGGTGGTCGGCTTCTGGCGACCGAACACCACGCTCGACGCACGCTGGAGCGTCTGGCGAGCCTGGGTATCCATGTACAGCGCCATGTTGCGGCCGAGGAGACGGCTGGACGAGGCCATGACGTCATCGAAGCTGGCGTTGAGCAGCAGTTCCGAGACGGCGACGCCGAAGCCCTGCTCCTGCACCGTGATGCTGTACTGGTTCGCCGTGATGGCGTTGGTCCGCATGCGGATACCTTCCACCAGCGGACCGGCCGGGATCGGCAGGTTGTTGTAACGCATGAAGTTCACGACGAGGCCGGGCATGACGCCCAGTTCCGTCTTCTTCACAGCGAACTGCTCGAACCGGAGCACCGGCATGGACTGGAACAGGATCTCCTTCGACCAGATCGTCTGGATCGCTGGGCCCATCATGGACGTACCGGTGGTCACCGCCGAGGCGTTGCCGATGCCGGTGTTGTTGAAGCCGCTGGTGGCGTCATAGCCAACAGCGGCTGCGTACTGGCTGTTGCTACCGCCAGTACCGATTCGGGTCGTACCGGTGATACCGGACGAGACTGGAAGCTGACCGCCGAGCGCGTCGCCTGTTGCCATGGGGATGTCTCCTCTTGAGATGAGGCCGCAGACTTACGGCCAACTTTGTGGCGGGGTTAGTAACCCCGGTAACTCCTGCTGGCCGAAGCCAAAAGTTGGTCCCTGTACCGCTTGTACGTTTCGATGTCCATTGACCGGATGTCCTCCGGTGTCAGCGTCTGTTGCGTCGATAGTTGTTCCATGGGTCCGACCGGAGGAGAAGTGGGAGCCGCTCCCCGGTACATCGGAGTTGGTTGTGATACTACAGCAGAGATGTTGCCCATGATGTCATCTGTGCGGGCCTTCATCTCTTCGATCGACATGTCGATCTCTTGCTCGTTGTTACCACGGACCAGATCCCGAAGCTGCGGGATGATGAACTCCGCTTCCTGCTCCAGGCGGGCCTGCCGATACTGGTCGAGTTCAACGACTCGGCGCTCCATCTCGTACACGGCCCGGTCTTGCTCACGCTGCTGTTCCAGCGTCTTGAAGCGGTCGTTCCACTCCTGCTCCTTGCGCTCCAGGAGCGCCCGGGTGGAGAGTTCGGCCTCTTCCTTCTTCTTCTGCTCCTCGGCCAGGCGCTCCATCTCGGCCTGCTGGGCCTTGAGCGCCTCTTCTCGTTCCTGAGCGAGGGTCTTCAACTGCTGATCCATCTGCTCGATACGGCCGTACAGCTTGTCCTTCTCCTGACGGCGAGCCGCCTCAAGCTCCTCTTCGGTGAAGAGACGCCCGGTGGTGTTCGACGGGACGAAGGTGTTGTCAGTCACAGTGACCGGCTGCGCCACTTGCTGGGCAGGGGTCATCTGCTGCGTGGGCCAATCGGCCGCACGCTGGGGTGATGCTGGCTCGACTCCGACGAGGAAGCCGTCACCAGTGCTTGCATGTTCTCCAGCCAATTTCATTCTCCAGTGTTCGGTGTGTTCTCCGTGTTGAGATACATATATCACATGAGGGGCGGTAACACTGCAACCCCCGTATCAGGGGTCGCCCTGTTCGAAGTCGACCACAGCCGGAGGTGCTTGCTGGTAGGCGAGCATCATCACCTGCTGGGCGAGGATGGGGTCGACCACCGGAGTGGGACCCATCGGCTGACCGTTCTCATCCTTCTGACCAGGGATGATGAGCGGCTGGCCATCTGGTGTCATACCAGTGGCCTGCATCGTGAACTGGGCGATCTGCGCCTGGAGCAGGTTGAGAGCACCCTGCTCCTTGGTGTCCTCCACGACCTCTTCGAAGATCTCACGGATCTTCTGGTCCGGGAACTGCGTCCCGAGGTCACGCAGGGCACCACGCTTCGACTCCAGCCCCATCGCCATCTTCGCCTGGATCTCGTTGATCTTGATGAGGGTATCCATCGGCATCGGGCTGGGCCAGTCGATGTAGCTCCGGTATGACAACTCGTCCCGGGGGTCGAGTTCGGCAAGCTGGTCGGCCTTGAGCGCCACGCCTGCGACGTACGGGTCGTAGACCGTCAACTCGGGCATGTACATGAAGGCGTGCTTCATGATGAGCCGGTTGATGGTTTCGAACAGGTGGACGTACTGCACCTTCTTGCGGTCATGCTTGAGCATGAGCGGCTGGAATTGCATCTGCAGGGCAACACCGGACGTGTTGCTGATGGGCTGCATCTGCCCGAGGGCGCTCACCGGTACGCCGGTTAGCTCATGCATAGCCTGCTTCAGAAGCTCCATGTAGCCCAACGGGCCCGTGAAGTTCGTCTGCAACTCCAGGTTCTGGATGCTGGCGTCCTTGTTACCGATCGCCCAGACCTTCTTGGCACCCTTCTCCAGGTTGCTGGCCTTGGCACCGATGATGACCGTCACCGGAGAGGCGTGGTAGTTGATGATGTCGCTGATCTCCGTGGCCTTCTCGTTGTACTCACGGTTCAGGTTGATGAGATCGTTGATGTCAGCGAGGCCCCAGGGGCTGCTCGCCACCGGGAAGTTCGGGCAGAAAGCGACCGGGATCTCGCCCATCGGGTTCGGACGGGCGTCGATCAACTCGTCGTTGATGTACTCCTCGATGGTGTCCTCGGTCATCAGTTCGACGTAGGTGAACACCTGGCGAGTGCCGTCCATCGCCGTGCCCCAGAACTTGTACTTGAGCTTGAACCGGATCAGACGGGTGCGGTCGTGCGGGTGGAACTCCGGGAAGCAGAACGCAGGGTTCAGGGGCAGGATGCGGATCTTGCCTGATACCGGGATACCGGTGGAGTCGACGTAGGGCTCTTCGAAGGCCACCTTGACGAACACGTCACCGGACACCGAGCCAAGCTGGCCGATCTCGGTGATGATGGCAGCCTTGTTGTTGTGGATCTCCCACACCCGCTTGAGGGCGTGGGGGGTGATGGCTGCGGTGGCCTCGGGGGCATGGAAGTTGACGCCCTTGCCGAAGGAGAAGTTGACCAGGAAGTCGCTGAATGCACGGATCCAGTTGAAGGTCAACTGTGGCTCGCCCGCTTCACGACGGTGTGCCCAGTGGTGACCGAGGTACCAGGCCCAGTTGGAGGCATACCTGTTCAGACGTGGTCCGTGAACTTCGAACTCTTCGTCAGCGAGTTCAACCAGCCCGAGAGGGCTGATTGCAATGGTCAGGTCACTCTGAGAGGCCCGATAGGAGGGGGACTGGAATGCGGTACTCACAGCAGCCTGTCCTGAACCCACTTACCTGGAAGGTTGTTCTTGAGCACGGTATCCGTCTTCTCGGTCGATAGGGGCCTATCGGGATTGTAGACCTTGCCGTCCTTGAACCCAGGAGTTCCCTGATCCTTCATCGCCTTGGTGTACAGAGGGTCCTTACCCTGGTCGATGCGGTACTCCGTCCACGCCGTCTCCTGCACCATCATGGCTGGGATACCAGCACCGACGTTGCGGCCCCGGGCACGGGCCTCATCGCTCATCCGGGAGGCAGCGTCGATGGTGGCTGCGTTGTTCATGGCGTGACGAAGCTCGTCTCCGGTGACCTTCTTGGACCCGACCGGGGTCGGCATCGCCGTCTCATGCTTCCCGTTGACGGTGCCCTGGACACTCATGCTCTGGATCACTGCGTGGGAACCGAGCACCTTGGCCAGCCGCCCCGACCCCTTGCCGGTGGGCAACGACCTGTCTTCGTTCTTCTGCCCGAGAGACATGGCCTGCATCCAGGTGTCTTCGGCGGTGTTGCCAGTCGGGTTGAGGATGCCCTCGGTGGACGAGGCCTTCCCGTATGGGTCTGCTTCCCATTCGGGGCCGAACACCGTGGGCTGTTCGAAGTAAGGCTTGGACGAGAACGCCTCATGTGCACGTCGGAAGTACTCACCCCGAGTGTTGGCGTCAGCGGCGTAGGCATCGTGGATGTTCGTCAAGTACGACGGCACCTTGCCAGTACCTGCACCGATCTCGCTACGAGACACGTCTCCTCGCATGACGTCAACACCCCTGGGAAGCTCAGTGCTCCCCTTGGCGAGGTCGTGCAGCATGGCGGGGGTTTCGATGTGCTCCCGCATGGACGTCCTTGAGGCGTCCTTGACCTGCTTCCCTGTCATGTCCCGGAAGGCCCGAGAGTCACCAGGGTTGTCCATGCCCATGGCCTTGGCCCCCTCTGGGGTCTTGGCGACGAACGACGGGTTGTGCATCTGGCCCCGCATGATGGCGGCAACCGCTGCTTTCTCCTGCTCAGGCTCGTTCTGTGGGGACATCGCCCCCGACGCCGTGATAGCGGTCGGAGTGTGCTGGCCGTAGGCCCGAGCAGCACGGTCGATGTCATCAGCATGGTCCAGATACCAACCGACTCCACCGGGAAGACCGGAACGGGTGAGCCCAGGGTCGGTGGTACGGCGGATGTCACCTTCCATCTCAGCACGCTTCGCAGCCTTGTTGGCCCAGATCATCCGGCGGGATCCGGCGGAACGGATGGACAGAGGCTTGTCCGTTACCCCGATATCAGCGACCGCAGCCAGGTTGGCCAGCGTACGTTCGGCCCCCAACCGGTGGGCAGGGGAGTTCTTCTCGTTGGCAGCAGCCTTCTGCTCCGTGGCCATAGCCGCACCGAGGTTGGACTTCACGTTGCCGATGTTGGCGAAGTTCTGGCGGGCGATCTGCTTGCCGACCGAGTCCAGATCGGCGTACTGCAGGGGGCGACCCTCAGCCTCACGGGGGTGGATCTGCGCCGCTCTGGTTGTCTGGCGAGCCATCAGTACCCCCTACGCATTGTGTTCGAACCTTTGGCGGTGTAGCATGCAGACGTGGACGAGTACCCGAAGTTGAACCGACTCCCGGCAGATGTCTGGGCTGGATTGGACGAGGAGACGAAGGCGCACGTCTTGTACCTCGTCAAGACCTCCCCGTACTCGGCACGTCCTCGCAACATGTTCAGCGACCTGTGCCTGGAGTGGAAGGTCCCGCCGAACGAGATGCGGCACTACCTGCACGCTCTTGGTCCCACTTTCGACGCTGTGCAGGACCGTTGATCCACGCCTGAACCTCTGGCTGCTGGGCCACGATCTCGGCATGCTCACGGCTCTTGACCGCCTGGTCGGCCAACTCATGGGGACCGGAGAACTGGCCCTTCTGACGCCCTACCGGGTGGAAGGGGTTGAAGATCTCATCGAAGGTCCGCAGGTTGAAGGCCGCTTCCTGGCGGGACAGAACCATCTGACGCCGTGAACGGGTGATACCACCCGGCGTCTCGGGGTACACGGTGGGCGTGTCGTAGTAGTCCGACTCTGCTCCGGTGTTGGTGTCGGCGGAACGCCAACCCCCGAGCGAGGCACCCCGGGCGAACCGGTCGGTGTTCTCGCCGTGGTACTCCTCCAGGGCCTCCGGTGAGGACTCGGAGACAGGCAGCTTGCGCTCGTTGCCGAACGGGGCGACCGAGATGCCCTTGGTGATCGGCTCCAGCGAGGTCGGGTTGACGGTGAACCCGCCATTGGCTGCCAACTCGGCGTGCACCGGGGAGAATCTGTTTGGTCCACGCATCAGTACCGCCGCCCCGGGTTGTTGAAGCCCTTGGAGATCGCCTTG